TCGCCAAGTTCCTCGGACGCAAACTGAATCAGTGCTGGTTCAAGCACGTTTCCACGGCGCATCGCCTCGTTCGGCTCAATGACTTCGGGCGGAAGCAGTTTGCGCACTGCAAGGTCGCCAATGTTTTCGTATGGGTTCGCACCCATGATTGTTGACACTTCGCTTGCGCCGACGATGCAACGTCCGTCAGTGTCACGGTGGCGCACCAGCAACCATTCAAGGCTTCCGTGCGTTGGTTTTGGGATAAGTGTTGTACTCATGTTGTTGATAGTACAACGAGGGTGTAACAACGTTTCGGATTACCTCAAAGTAGGCAAAGTTGGTGAGTGGCACGGCAGCGTGGCAGCGAACACAACTGCCGTGCCACTACTTCTGCAAGTCACCTCTGGCGTGGTCGCCAATGTGACCGTCAATCTTGGACTCAATGCGTGCCATGCCTTGCACGACAAGCATGTGGTCGTCCTTGTTTTCTTTTCTGCCACGTTGAATCAAAGCGGCGAGAACAACTCCGACAAGCCCAATGAAGGCAACGGCAATCGCTTCCATCATGCAGGAGTTTGCTTGTACGGCGGCACAGCATCGCCTTCGCAATACTGCCAGTGCCACGCCTCAAACTCAGGCGACTTGTCGTTGTCTGTTTGCAGATAGAACCCGAAACGAGGCGCATTTGCCAGCATCCACGGGTATGCCTTTTTGGTTCCGCCGAGCGAGACAATCTCACCGTTCTTGCCTTCTGCGGCAAGGTCAATGGCAAGCCCCCACCCGTGGTTACTTCCACGCACGCCAGTCGGGTCGGGGGCGGCAGATGGTGCTTTGCCCTTCTTCAAGTACCACGTTTTGCCTTCATAGGTGCGTGTCACCTGCGGCTTGCGTCCCTCATCTTTGAGCGAATAGCGGTCATTGAACATGTCCACCTGACTCTCAAACGAACGATAGTCACCGATGTTGCGCAACGTAACGCCAGCCGCTTTCGCTTCGTCATACATGGCATTGAAATGGACGGCAACTTCTTTCAGCATCTTTCCGCCGCACTTCACGGGGGCAAGCATTCCCTTGTCCAAACGACCGTTGATTTTCCCCTTCAACACGGAAGGCAGAACGAGTTTCTTGTATGGCACTTTCATGCTTGTTCCTCACTGTTGTTCTTCGGGGTGGCAGGTGCGCCACCAAAGATTGCGGCAAGTTCTGCCTTGTCCACTATGCCATCGTTGGCATACGCTCGAGCGAGTTTCTCACCGACTTGTGCGGCGGCGGCAATACCTGCCAACACGGCGGCTTTCCACACGGGAATGTCCCCAAGTACGGACGCACCACCGATGATGCCCATTGCGCTGTAACCGAACACGGCAAAAACACGCAAAAGAATCTGCTTCATTCCTCATCTCCTTTGAGAGCGACAGCAATCAGGTTGACAACCAACCCAACAATGCTGATGATTATTCCGAGGCGACGAGTTGAACCAGTCAACGTGATGAGGACAAGCCCTGTGCCTGCCAACGTCCACGCCAGACCTGTCATCTCGTCAAGCCACTTTTTCACACGGCACATTCTTGTCGTCAGTGTGTGAGTTGCGTTGCATCATCGTGACTTTCGTGTTGGTGTAGGCACGGCAGACAATGCGGCACTCACTGCAATCACAACACGACGTGTTGACACAGGCACATTGGAACCGAGCGGCACATACGAATCAACTGCGCCACTGAACACATTGATTTGTTCCTCAAATGCTTCACGCACGTCATCACTTGCTTGTTGCACAGTTGCCACCAAAACTGCCAACTCGGTTTCGTTCAGTGCGTCAACGTCCAAGGCGGCGAATACTGCCTCTGCCTCGGTCTTGTCAAGCACCGCCACAGCGTTTTCATCAAGGACGATTGTTTTCGCCTCGTCATTTGAGACACCCCCCACCAGAGCCGTTGTAACGGCTTCTGCGGCGTTTGACCCCTCTTGGGGTACTTGCACCTGAATCGTGGTGGTTGTCGCAACAGGGGCGATTGTGGTGGGCGTTTCTTGCGTTGTCGTGGTCAGATTGGGCGTGACAGTCGGACGAACAACAACAGTGGACGTATTTGTGGCTGGTAGGGTCGTTGACGTGGAAGAAATAACCGTGCTGTCAATAATCGCTGTGGGTGCCGTACTGCTCGGCATCGCCGTACTCTCACTGGGCTGGTAGGTCGTTGAAGTTTCCACGCTCGTCGTCGTTTGGACGGACGTTGTTTCTGTACTTGTTGGCATGGGCGTTGTTGTTGTTGACGGCTCAACTGGTTGAGTGGTTGGCACAACTTGCACTGTGGTTGTTGTTTGGCTTGTGGTGGTCGTTGGCAGTGTGGTTGTGGTACTCGTTGTGCTGGTTGTTGATACAGGCAGTTGTGTGAACGCCGACGCAGGCACAATCTCCCACGCACCATCAATCAGCCACCACAGTTGCACCCACGCACCGCCACCGTTCTCGTAAAACCACAACGTGAACGGCTGTGACACCCCTTCGGTAAAGTCCACGGGTGCGCTGATAGAACCGCCACCACCCTTGTCGTACCAATCGTCCGTCGCCAACTCGTCATTGATGAACAGTTTTGTGCCGTCGTCCGCTTGTGCCATGAACTGCACTGCACCAGTTGAAGGTGCGGTCAAATGCCCTTCGTATCGGACAACAAAATCGTCACGCAACCCGAACAGTGGTTGTGCATCAAAGTTGTTCAGCACTTGCTGTTGCGTAACCATGCCAGCAATGCGTGTTGTTGGTGGCAATGGTGGTGCGTTGTTGTACTGGTTCCATTGCGTCCAGTTGTCATACACCGTGACCAACACACCTGTTGGTTGTTCTTGTGCCTCAACAGTTGTTGAGTAGAGAGCCAAAATCGCCGCTGGCAAAAACACCAGCCAACGCATTACGAGTTTCTGTACCCATACAGGTGCCATGTTCCTGTCATGCCAACAGCGCACGTCAAACGTATTCTGTCTGGGGAGATTGTTCTTCCACCAGCGTATTCGTATCCGAACGAAATCAGTTGGGTATTAGAAGGGTCATACCCAGAACCAACCACGTTGGTGCGATAAACGGTGGTGTTCATGCCGCCCACATCAAAAGAGATACGGGTCGGAGAGTTGGCATCGTAAACAGTTCCAAGTGAAAAATCTGCACCATTGTTCCTTTGCCCAAACGATGCGACAGTACCAAGGTAGTTACCAGAAACACCCCCGCCGAAGTAACCCGTGACGTAGCCCGTTGATGCATCACGCAACGTCGCCGTAACCGCAGAAGCACCAGTACCGCTATGACGGGTTAGCCAGAAAACGACACGAAAGTTTTGGTATGCAGTCGTAAACCCAGTAATGTCAATCGTTGTCACGTTTGTTGGGCTTCCGCTTGCGATGAACTCCAGTCCTGGCGGTGTTGAGGACGACACAACGTTGACCCATGCGCTACCTGTGTATGACTGCAATGTGTTTGTGTCGTCCAGATAGCAGAACATGCCTTCCGCCAACACGGGTTCACCGACACCACCAAACGCCGCATCACGAGTCGCCGCATTGGCAAACCGCATGATGACTTGGTCTTGAAGGTATGTGTTGACCTGTGCGGCGGTCAAAATCTGACCGTCAACAAACAGTTTTGTGCCTGCGCCAGCCATTACTCACCAGTCCATTCTTCGGGTTCCCACGATTCGGGTTCATTGCCTTCTTCAACCCATGCCAAAAACTCTTGATACAACGGATTACTTTCAACCTTAGAAATCCAAACACCGTCCTCACGCAACAGTTGCGAATCACCGACTGGTGCGTTGTACACAAAAAACTTCATCACAGTTCCGCCGCCGCTACAAAATGAACCTGAATAGCGCAGGTGTTTGCCGCACCAGACGTGCTTGCAATACCTAAGTAATGCTCGCCAATACTGCCATTCACTACCGACTGATTAGGCCAGTTCGCCACACCTGCTTGCAAACGAGTGCATTTGTTGATGTTTCCGTCGTGGTCATACCACGTCACATTCGGCGCAATGCGTTTGTATGTATTCATCATGACATGACCACCAAGTTCTCCTGATGTTCCAGCCGCAGATGAATAAGCCATAGTGATAAGAGCATTGAATGTGGCAGTACCCGCAACTGTGCCATACAAGTATGACTTTTCGTAATACCGCTGACATTCCACAAGTTCTTGACCGAATGACTTGAACTGAAATGGCGGCGCAATCGCACCAACAACAAGTTGTACGCCAGTGATTTGCCAATAATCGCTTGTGGATTGGCTGGCGTTTGTTTGTCCAACACCTTCATTGGCGGCGGTGTATGTACCCCACGTGGTCTGCAATGTGCCAGAGGTGTAGTTGGTTCCTAATGCTTGAAACCAACTGATTTGCAATGAGAAAGCATTGTCATTGGTAAGTGTGCCAGTTGTGTCAGCAGGGAATGTAATCGTTTTGTATTCCCATGTTCCGCTGGCATTGATGACATACGAACCTGACACCGAACGATTGTTGTTGTTGTCATAAAGAGAACAAATGTATGTACCGCCACGAAATGCTTTTACCCAAAAAGAAACTGTCAGTTGTTTAGCGGAAGATGTTCCTTTGCCGATTACTTGCACGTCACGTCCTTCAAGACGCTGGTTGACAAATACTGTTGCATTAGAACTCAATGGTGACGGTGGAGTAACACAGGTCATTTTCAGACTTGACCGAAAACCAGAGTATGTTCCACCAGACGTACCCCCTGGATAATCAGCCGTTGTGGACACGATTGTTTGCAACCATGTTCCAGCCGTGCCGAGAATAGTTGTACCCCAACGGTCTGCCGTGTAATACGCCTGCGCACCGCTTGAAAAGTTGCCGCTTGTTGTATTTCGTTGCGCCACATTCATTGCGCCGTTGTAGAGCAGATTCCGTGCCGCCGCACCAGACGACAGGATTCCATCAACTTTTTCGGCAATGTTCTCCATCGCCGTTGCGCCGTCAGTAACAAAGTCCGTTGGCTCTGGGTATGGAATGGCGTAGTTGGTTGTTGTACCCATGTTCCGTCCTTACAGGATTGTCCAAATCAGGTTAGTCCATGACAGACCATCTGCCACGTCGTTCCATGTGAGCGTCGGTGTTACTTCGTCCCATTCTTGGGTGAAGCCGACTGGCGAGAAATACAACTGGACGGTGTGACCGTTGGGTGTGATGCGATGCTCAATGCCTTCCACATACAGATTTTTTTGGACTGTGGACGGTGTGCCGTACTTGTAGGACTTGGTGACGGAAACAAACGAGCCGATTTCCAACTGTGAAACGGTGGTGCGTTGTCCACTGGTCAAACGTGCCATGTTGACGGTCAATGCTGTGTACCAAAAGTTTGGCTCTGGGCGTATGAGATAGTCCGCAAGCAGTTCTGCGTCCTCGTCGGTGGCGAGCAGTGATTGCACGACGATGGATTGCACGCCGTAGTTTTCTTGTGACGTGGTATCGGTGGTTGTTTGCGGTGTTGGTGTTGGTTCTTCTGGTGTTGGTTCAACCTCAACCGTCACGTCATTGATGATGCTGATAGGCGTGATGGAGAAGGCACGAACTACTGCGTCACTCATAGTTCACTTCCAATGTCTGATACGGAATACTCACACCATCATCGGCAAATGCCACTGACGGCGGTTCTGCTGTTGCTTTTGGTGTGCGTGCTTCCCACACCAATGCACCAGACCTATTGACGTACAAACGTCCCTGTTCGGCAGTCTCAATCAGTTTGTTCAGATACGTCAATGCCGCCTGTGAGGAAACGGTCAACGAGGACAGGTTGGCAACGCCTTCGGCAATGATTGGCGCAGGGTCATTCGGGTATGCCACTTCTGGGCGTGCAAGGATTCGGTCAACTCGAGCGCCTGACTTCTCGGCAGGTGGCGTGAACTCGGTAATGGTGGTTGTTGATAGGTTCAAGAATCCATCGGCAGAGTTGACTGTCACAATGTTGTGGTCATCTTGACTGAACTCGGTGTCATAGGCAGTTATGAACCCGTAAAACAAGGATTCGCCGTTGCGTGAAATGCGTACCTTTCGGCGTGGCTCAAAACCCAATCTGCCTCGTTCGGTGTTCCAATACGGTGATGCCTGATTGGCAACGCTGAACTTGTCCTCACCTTTGAGGTCATCAATGACGATTGTGCATGTGCCAGCACCGAACTGTGCGTCGGCACTGGAACGTCCACGCTTGATTGATACGCCAACAACGTATTGCGTCACGTCAAAGAATGTGGTTGTGCCACCGAGAACGGCAGGACCACCGAGTGTTGACGTGCCGAGATACAAAGCGTCCTGCAAAAAACCTGCGTCCAGTTCCACCTTGTATGTGCCGAGGTCGGCAAGACCGCCCATTTATGCCACCACAATGTTGAGTGCGCCAGAACGTTTGTTGTACTTACGCAACTCGGTCACGATTACGTCCGCCAATGATTCGTCAGCAATCTTGCTATTGATTGTGATGTTGTACACGTCGCCACCGCCGAGTTGATTGTTCGGCACAATCTTGCCAGAACTGGACGGCACAAACAGTTCTCGTCCACGCTCGCCAACAATGTACGGATAACCCGAATCAACCATGCCACCAGCGGCTTTGCCCTTCTTCGGACGCTTCTTCGGTGCCTGCACACCTGTTTGCTTTTGCGCACGCTGTACTTGTTGAGCCGTCAACCCTGTCCGTGCGGCACGCACCTCACGTTCCGCCTCAGCAAGATTCAACTTGGCTTGCGTCTCACGGTCAACCGCCTCAGCCACAGCATCGGCTCGTGATGCCTCAGTTTCTTTGGCGGAGTTCAGTTCGTCCAATGCGTCCTTGTATGACTGTGACCCGACAGCGGCACCATTGATTGCCTCATTCAACGCCGTTTGTGCCGTAGTAATGGCGTTTGTTGCTTCCACTTCGGCGTTCTTTGCCTCAGTCAATGCCAACTCCGAAAGCGTCAACTCATCTTGTGCCGCCTTCACTGCGGCAGGGTCAGAACCAGCCCGTGCAGTGGACAACGCCAGTTCTGCCGCAGTCACACCAGCCACAGCGTCACGCAACGCAATCTGTGCCTCAGCAATCTTGCGTGGGTCATTCTCTTTCTGCGCATCAGCCAACGCCTTTTCAGCGTCGGTCTGACCGTACTTGGCAAGTGTTATGTCATCTTCCAGTTGCGCCAATGCGGCAGGGTCAGCAGCCTTTTGCATGTCTGCCAACTTCTGTCGTGCATCAATCACGCCTTGTTCCGCACGAGTCACGTCAATGGACGCACGAGTTTGGTCACGCTTTGCCTGTGCCAAATCTGCTTCGGCGGCGGCGGCTTGTGAACTGCCTGCACCGTAACCACGCACAACTTGGTCGTAGCGTTCTTGCGCACGAGTCACGTTTTCTGTTGCTTTGGTCAGGTCGTCCTTGGCACGCTTGGTGTCTTTGATTGCGCCGTTGTAGGAACGTTGGTCAGCGCCGTATCCCTTCAATGCGGCAGTGAAGTCACGGAACTTTTCGGCGGCAGTCTTGACGGCTTTGCTAACACCATTGGTGTTGGTTTCGGTGTTCTTCAAGTCGTCCAACAACTTTTGTAGTTCTGCGTCTAGCGGAGTTACACCTGTTTTGCCAGCGTTGCCCAAAGCATTTGTGACTGTGCCAAGCGCCGTTTGTGTTTGCACCGTTTCGGCACGCATGACACGCATGGTGTCCACGAGTCGCAGAAACTTCAAGACCTGTTCATCAGTGGCGTTTTTGAGTTGTGGCACTTCATTGCGCAAGTTGTAAAACGCCACTGTTTGTTTCGTGATTGCATCACTACCTGACGTGACCACCTTGTTGATGTTCACACCCATGTCCAAGTATTTGCCTGCCGCCTGTTCCAGTGCGGTCAAACCACCTGCGCCTGTGTTCAGGTATTGCTCAAAGTCTTGAAGGTTGAAGTTGAACTTGGTGAGCGTGTCAATGTTTTCCTTGAACGCTTCGTCCGTCTTGTACAACTTCACCAGTGCGTCTGTTTGTGCTTGACCTTCCAGTTTCAGTGCTTCGGCAAACTCCAACGTGCGGTCAGTGGCATCGCTTTTCTTTTTGGCGTAGATGCCATACGCAATGGCGGCAACACTCAACAGGGCTGTGACACCACCTGCGGCAATCAATGCGGCTTTGGTGGCGTTCAGCGTGATGTTCATTACTTCTGCGGCAACCTTCAATGCGCCAAGCACCGTTGTGTAGGTCACGGTGGCAACACGCAACGCACCAAACGCCAATGTGACGGCAACAACTGCCTTGCCCAACGTGCCGAGCGACATGATTGCGCCGATGCCTTTGCCAATCAGATACTCAATGCCTGCACCAACGCCGTCCTTGCCGACCACTTGCGCAAAGTTCTGGAACACAGGCACAACTTTTGTGGTTACAAACTCGGCAAATGCCATGACAGTAGGAAGAAGCATGGTGCCAAAATCTTCGGCAAGGTTTTCAATGGCAACTTTCATGCGGTCAAAATCAGTTGCAGTGGCGGCGGCAGTGCCACCGACTTGTGATTCCACTTCCTGCAAAATGACCTTTTGAGCATCAAGTGTTCTGTTGGTATCCACCAACTCTTTGATGAGTGCCTTTTGGTCCTCGGTGAAGTTGATGCCAGCACGACGCAACGCCGTGATTCCCTTTTCAGGGTCGGACAATGCTTTGCCGAGTTGCATTGCGGCGGCATCGGTTGAACCGAACACGTTGCCCAAGTCCAATGACAGACGGACGGCACGATTGAAAATGTCGTTGTTGTCACCAACTTGGTTTTGGACTTGCTTGAACGTCAACAGAAGATTGGCGGACTTTTGGATTAGTTCATCGTCCACGCCAACTTGCTCGGATAAGGTGCGTGACAGGTCAGATACTTCAACTGCTGTGACACCTGCGGCACTTCCTGTGGCGGCAATAATCGCCTCGGTCTGTGCCATGACTTTTGCTGATTCCACTGCGGCGTTGACCAACTTGGTGCCAATAACACCTGCCACCACACTGCCAACACCTGCAATCTTGGCAAAAGCACCAGCAAACTTGGTTGCGCCTGCGTCCACATTGGCAAGCACTGCGCCAGTTTTGGCGGTTGCGCTGTCCAGTTTCTTGAAGTCCTTGATTGCACGGGTGATTCCTTTGGAATCAAACGTTGTAATGATGGGGACTGAAATAGCCATGACTAACCGCCGAACTGTCCGAGCGCATTACGGCTCTGGGTCTTGGTGAACTCGCTTTGTGCGGCACGTCGTTCAATGGACTTGTCCAACTTTGTGCCGATTGCCTTCTCCACTTGAGCAACAGCATCACGAATGTTTTTCTCAACAAGAGGCATGTTGGCTCGCACGGACTTCCACATGACACGGGACGCTTTGCCGTAACCCTCTTTTTCAAGGTTCTTGACGAAAACATTGCCACGATTGGCGGCACCAGCCATGTCAAAAATCATTGCGCCAGCGTTCTTTTGCTGAACACGCAACACAGGCCATGAGTTTGTGAGTTGGTTCTTCCGACCACCGATTTTCACGCCAACGCCTTGTCGTGCCTTTTTCACCTCGTAATGAGGGAAAGCACCGCCACGTCGCCTGCTGTTCTGGGCAGGCTTCATGAATCCAGACAGGACAGATGATGGAAAATCGCCTTTGACCTTCTGCACCAAAGGTTGCGACACCTTGCGGATTTCCTTGGTGGTGGCGTTGTACAGGTCACGGTCAACGTAGCGCAGTGTTTCAAGGACAGGCTTCAAGCCATGCACCTGAATACCAACCTGCATTACACCTGCCATGCCACCAATCTACATTCTCCTGTTTGGTTGCTTATGCCGCCATTGTGCAACAGCAATCATCGTGTTCAGTATTTCTTCCGTCTCTTGCAACAACACGGACGGTGCGATGCCTGACTCCAACGCCAACCAAGCAATCAGCCAGTGGGCTGATTCTTGTCCAAAGGGACTGCACCTTCCGTTTCGTCGTCCTCAGACAGTCCGAGCGTGGACACAGTGCCAATCCAATCGGGGTCAAAAGGCATTTGTGTGTGCTTGTTGCGCTTCTCGCTGTGCCATGCAAGCCATGCAAGGTCGGTCAGGCGTAGTTCCTGCTCAAACTTGGTGACACTGCGTTGCCATGTGCGCTCAAACGCCACAAAGTCGGCAAAAACGGCATCAACCTTTTTCGTGGTGCCGTCATTGAACTCAACGGTCATTTGGATTTTCATTCGCTGCTCTCCGTGTTGTTATGGGGTAGTTGACTTTGCGAGTGTTCCACCTGTGAAGGAAACGCTGGTCATTGCCAGTTCACCGACTGCGCCAGCCACAGGAGTGTGAGCGGCGAGGTATGTGCCAGTGAGCGTGTAGGCAGGGTTGGTTGACGAGGTGGTTGCCCCGTTCGGCTTGATGATGACCGTTGTGGTGGTGCCAACAAGCGGATACAGGACTGCTTCAACGCTGTTTGACGGCGATACGGCAAAGTCCTGCATGAACTCAACATCACAGGAGTTGTTCTGCAATCCGCCAGTGAACTTGTGGGCAGTGTCGCCAAACGCCGTGATTTCCACCGAGTCCACTTCATAGTTCAGCGTGACGCTGTTGGAGTGGTCGGACAGCACAGTGCCGCCGATGGAAATGTATGCGTCTTTGAGAACGAGAACAGCCATGATGTTCCTTCCTTACGAGGTTGCCTTGACGAGCGTGCCGCCCGTAAAGGAGAGCGAGGTCATTGCCAGTTCGCCAACTGCGCCAGCGACAGGAGTGTGTGCCGCAAGGAACGTGCCAGTGATGGTGTAAGACGGGTTGGTGGTGCTGACTGCCGAGGACGTGGGCTTGATGACAACGGTGGTGGTTGTACCAACCAGCGGATACACGGTTGCTTCCACATTTGCGGCGGCGAAGTCCTGCATCAACTCAATGTCAATGCTGTTGTTTTGGAGTCCACCAGTGAACACATGTCCGCCACTGCCAAACGCTGTGACCTCAACCGAATCCACCTCGTAGTTGACGGTGACCGAGTTTGCGTGGTCACTCAGAGCAACGGAGTTGATGGTGATTGAGGCATCTTTGAGAACTAGAACTGCCATGTCACTTGCTTCCTTCTGCGTCGGACTTGTTGGACTTGGTTGCTACGGCTTCAATGAAACCGCCGTCAACCAATGCGGCGAGGTTATCAGCCGACATGTCGGTGGGAGTGACGATTGCGCCAACTTCACCGAGTGTGCAACGGTCGCTGATGACCTTGTACTGCTGTGCCATGTTGTCTCCTTATGTGTGGACAGTGAATGTGAACTGGATTTGCAGAAACTCGGCATCACCACTGGTGAGGCTTGTTATGTCTGCCGATGTTGAAAGAATGGTTGCCTGCACCACACCGCCAAGCGTGTCGTCCGACTCAATAGCCGCACGCACGCTCTTTGAGCCTGTTGCCGACAGGTATTGGTCTAGCAGGTCGTGTGCCGTTCTGTCGGTGTATCTGCCGACGATGACATGGATTAGCCATTCCATTTGTGTAAGTGCCGCACCATTGCCCATTGTGCGGTGATACACCACCTGTGTCAGTTCGGGATAGGCAACTGGCGGTGTCAGTTGTTCGGGTTGATAGTTGTATGTGCGCAGACCTGTAATGGTTGCCAACTTGGTTGCGATTGCTGTGGCAACTGTGTTGACGGTGGCTGGCGTACTCACGCAACACCAATGATTCTGTATGGCGAGAGAAGGTCACGCACGTCAGGGTCAACCGCACGGACTTGGATTGCCATGTCTGCGAAGCCAACCACGCCGAGTGCGGCGTTGTATCGGGCGAATCCACGAATGGACAACAGGACTGCGGCTTCTCGCACGTCATCAGGCACAGCGTTCCAACCCCATTGGGCTGTCACTTGCACGAGCGCAGGGTCAGGGTTGTATTGCAGTGGGAATGTTTTGCCGCCGATTGCAACGATGCGGCGATACGGGCGACCATTCAAGCCTGCGTCCAGTGGTTCCAACTGATAGTCGGTGCCTTGTGTCCATGTGTTCTCAAACGTTCCGTCTCCATCATCATCTGTTTTCACTGTGATGCTGGTGGTTGCCATGTCGCTTACGGACACGTTGTATGAGTCCACTGGATACTGGCTGACAGCAGTTTGTGCGGTCTTGTAGAACCAACGCCCTGTTACGCCATCAATGCGACGTGATGCGCCTTCAATCGCTTTCTCAATCAAACCGTCATCAACGTTGTCAGTGAGACGGAGTGCTGATTTGACCTCGGCAAGCGTGCAATAGCCGTTGGTGATTGCCACGTTCAGCCTTTCTTACGCTTGGTGGCAGGTGCGATGACTGCTCGTTCCTCGTTCGGTTCTGCCGTAGCAGTTTCCTTTGTCATGTACTTGTGTTCGTATCCAAGTTCACGCAAAGCGGCATCAACTGCCTTGATTCGCTCGGGAAGATTGCGCATGACATAGCCATGTCGTTCAATCAGAAGTGCTTCAATGTGTTTGCTCATTTTTGCCTTTCAAGTGAAAGTGGGTGGCAGTCCCGACGACCACCACCCACTTCACATTGCCGTGATTTGGAATCAGAAGGTCGGAGTGACCAGACCCGTTCCGTTGATTTGCGCCCATGCGTTGGGGTAGCGGTTGGCGGTGTAGGCGGCGTAGCCGTACACGACGCACAGCACGTCCAGTTCGGCACCCTTGGTCTGCTCAAAGCGCAGGTACATCGGCTCACCGTTGCCGTCCTCCCACAGGTGGAGTTCCTGCAAGTTGCCGACGTAGATGGTGTCCTGATTGGTGCCTGCACCCTGTGCGGTGGAAACGTTTGCGTCCGTGATGATTGGCAGACCAAACATTTCGTAGCCGCTGTTGCCGTATTCCACTGCGCCGTTGCCCGATGCAATGCCATTCATGTTGCGTGCCGCAGGAACAACCAACGGGCGGTTGGTGGTGTCAAGCGATGCCATGATGAATCCAAGGCGGCGTGGGTGCATGATGATTGCGTTCGGACCACCGAAGAATGTGGACTGAACCTTCTGAATGGCATCAACCATCTTGGGGTACAGTTCCGCAACCGTCGGAGATGCGTCGGTGTAGGTCACGGTCTGTCCTGCCGAAGCAAGCAGTTCTGCAACCACGAGCGCATCAAGCGAAGTGTGGTAGGAGGAAACGAGGTCGTTCATCACCAGCGAATCAACGTTGGTGCCACGCTCGAGCGCCTGACGGCTGACCGTCTGCTGACCTGCAATCGTCTGCACCGACACGTCCAACTTGGTGTCGTCCATGTTCGTTTCCGAAACTGCGGCACCTTCCGTCTGAACTGCGGTGCTGGAACCAGTGGTCACCTTGCTGATGCTGATGGTCAGACCCTCAGCAGGCAGGGCGTGCTTGCGTGCGACGTTTGCAACAGGGCGACCTGCACGAGCGAACGGGGCGGCGAGTTCGGTGAGGTACTGCGGCACGATGAGTCCAGCAAAGTTTGCGCTGGTCACGTCACGACGCTCAACACGCTCTTCCTGCATGTGCCGAGTAAGACGCTCAGATGCCGCAAAGTCATTGCGGAACTGGGCGGCGTAAGCATCTGCCATGAACGAGTTGCGGTTGCCCTTCTCGTAGGTGCGTGCTTCCTTCTTGACGCTCGTGTTCACAGCAAGTCCAGCGTTTGCACGGACTTCCTTTGCCTCGGCGGAACGGGCTTCAAGGTCACGATGAGTCTTGATGCTGTCGTCCAGTTCGGCGGCGGAACGAAGTGAGGTTGCGATTGCCTTGTCCTCGTCTGCGGTCAGGTCACGTCCTTCTGCCTCGGCGGCATCAACGACTGCCTGAGCCTCAGCGAGAAAAGCGTTGCGCTTCTCAATGAGTTTCTCTGACATTGCCATTTGGGTTTCTCCCTTTGTAGTGGCGGTTGGTGTTTGCTTTGACAAGTGAAGTTGCTAGTGCCGTGTGGCGGCTAGTTTTCGGCTTGTGCCTGTCGCAACTGAATCTGACGCTTGCGCAACTGAATCGGTGCTACGGCAGGAACGGTATCAGCCTGCGTGCTGTTTCTGTTGCGCAACTCTGCCACAGTTTCTTCATAGGCAGGGTACGTCACAACGGACACGTCATACAGACGAACCTCTTTGAGTTCACGGGTGCGCTTGTCGTCACTCCATGAATCCTTGACCGTCTGGAAGGCGAACGACATTTGTGACAAGTCGCCACGACGCAGTGCGCTCATTACCTTTGCGGCATCAGGATTGTTTTCGTCCAGCATGGCTTCAATGCGCAAACCAATCTCGTCCTCAGAAAGAGAAAGCGTGCCTGAACGGGTGCGTGCAAGCGGCACGCCTTCATGGTCAATCAACAACCGAACATCTGCACCATCTTTGATGGTTTTTGTAAATGCGCCACGACGGACAAACTCTGTCCACGGCAACGGTTCGGACGGCGAATCAAACACGGCGGCATAACCAACAAGCGTTTTGCCATCTGGGGCGGCACGCAGTTCCAAGTTGCTGTACGCAACGCACCGATTGGCACGGTTTTCAACAACCCAACCAGTTGTGCGGCTGTCCATTTCCATGTCGCCCATCATCACGTCATCATCAGATGCCATGTCATCTTCTGCTTCCACAGAATCATCTTCCATCGGTTCCCACCTGTCGCAGTAGTGCGCCGCATCAACAGACTCATTGAACGCACTGCACATGTTGGATTCGGAATCAAAGTATTCACAGTTGCCGCAGTTGCGACCTTCTGGAACGTCCTCACTGTCGGCAGGACGATAACTCGGTGGCAACTGCCTCGCCTCGTCGTTTTCTTTCTGTGCGTCCAACTGACTCACCACCTGTTCTGCATAGTTCATTGTTCGTCTTGCGCCTTCTTTGGTGCCGTCGCTACCCCACAACAAATGCGCCACAAGTCCTGCTGTTATTTCATCGCCTTGGATTGCGTCCAAGTCTGACAGGTGACGTGCTATCCACGGGGCAATCTTGCGCCACTTCTCCTCTGTCACTGTTCCTGCCGCCATTTTGCGTGCGTCCTCTACCGTCTGACGCACAATGCCGTCACCCGATAATCCTTCCTCGTGATACTGCAAGCCACGCCGTGCGGCATCTCGCATGTATTGCGGCGGTGAAAGGTCAACTGCGGCACGAATCTCGCCAAGCGGTTCCATGTCCTCGCCGAGTGATGCGGCAATCATGTAGTCAATGGCATCTTGTTTGTTTGTGTAACAACTAAGCAGTTCGGTTGAACCATCAGCGTTTTGTTTGACCATTGCCCAACCGTCGCAACCAGTTTCGTTGTTGGAGATTCCGTACGGCATCAGTCCACACTCGGTGTCATTACTCGGATTTCCTCGGTGCCCGATGCGGTGATTGCATACAAAGTTTCCTTTGCAGGCAAAAACATCTCAAATGGAACAGCGTTTTTTTCGGTCAGCAATCCGTTTGCGGCTGTTACGTCCGCACCGCCAAGATAAACGACACCAGCGCCAATGGCGTGAATGTAAACAGTCCGATTGATGTTGTCGGCTGGCACAACCAACACTCGTGTTGTGGATACGGAATAACTTGCGGTGTTCATTGTGGTGGTTCTCCATCTGTTCCGAGGAACGGCAAGTCTGGCGTTCCTGCCATTGGCGCACCCGGCAGGTTCAGCACAAACTTGTCGCCACCATCAAACGGTTCACGTCCTTCAATGTGGCGTGCTTCATTCGGTGTCAACATGCCTGATGCAATCTGTGTTTGTGCGGCACGCACACGAGTGGACAAGTCGGCACGCATGAACTCATCAGCGTTGAAACGCACCTGTTGTGCTGGCGGCATCAAATCGGACAAAGCATCTTCCAGTCGCCGCATCCACGGCAACAGCGTGTGACGTACAAACTGAATGCCTGCGGATTCAACGTTCTGGTATGTCTGTGAATCTCCGCCAGTTCCATTCATCATGTGCAACGGGATTCGGTAAAAGCGTGCAATCTCTCGGACAATCTGCTCACGGTGTGCCATTGTGTCCATGTCGGCGGCAGACGCAGTGATTGCTTTCCACTTCAATCCGCCAGTCAACACGGCAGGGCGACGGCGTTTGTAGTGCGTGTCAATCCATGTGTCACGCAACACTTGTGCTTGTTCCACGGTCAACTGTTGGTCGGTTTCCAAAACAGAGCCAGGTGTGCCACCGTCTCCGTACCACGCCGAAAGGAATCTGTTGATTGAAATGTCCGTGCCGATGATGTTGCGCAACACGTCAATGGGAGACAGCGAACGTGCTTGGTCAGGCAACATCACCCAGTTGAGTTGGCGGATTGTGTCTGCGCCGTATTCTTCTCGCCCGATTTTGTAGATGCGTGTGCCGTCTGGCTCAACACGGACAACAACTTTGGACGGGTGAATGTTGCGCAGTTCTGACGGATACAACCCTGAGCGTGGACACCACCAAAAGGCTGTGCCGTGTATCGCCATTGTGATGACTGTTTGTTGTATGAAGTCAAACATCATTTGGTCATCGTTCGGACGAATGAACACAGGCGGACGTGGCAGTTTCTCCCAGCGTCCTTTCACGTCTCGGTATGGGTCAAGCGGCATTGTGCCTACTGAATCACCAAGCAACGTGACGGCGGCGGCAACAGCAGATGAAGTGAAGGCAGTGAACTCGTCAACAATCTCGCCTGAGTAGTTGCCGAAAATGGGGCGTGCCGTCAACTGGTTTGGGTCAATGGACGTTGGTAGCCCACGACGTTCAGGACGAAACAGGCTCACGAGTTCGCCTCACAGGCAACAACAATCAACGTTCCTGCGGTGATGAGCGCAACTTCAATGCTGTACATACCGACTCCCACGCATGCAATGATTCCGCCGATGACTTCCAAAAACATGATGAGGCGTTGTTTCATTGCGTCACCATACCGAGGCAATCGTAGGCGTTGGCGTACTGATTGAGCGACGTGTTGCTCTGTCCAGCGCCATGCACATTGCAATGGCGGCATCAATCTTGCGACGTGACTTGCCTTTGGAAAGTCGCCAGCCGTTTTCGGTCATGCGTTGTGCGGCTGACAACACTTGGTCGGTGAACATTGGTGAACCATCGTGAACAACTCTGGATTGCACGATGAGGTCATACGCAGTGCCGCACGCTGGAATCATTCGTTGTGATGATTGTGGAAACTCAATCATTGGCAGTCCGTCGTCCATCAGTGCCTCGGCACTTCTTTGGAAAAACGCTGGGTCATAAGCAAACTCCTTGACGTTGTAGTTGCGGTGCAGTTCTCGCAGGTGTGCTTCAACATCAGCAATGTCAATGCCTTCCATGTCTGGGTGCCAAATCTTTGCTTGTGTGTGGAATCGTCCATCAGGTTTTCCTTGTACGAGAACAATGGCGATGCTGTCGTGTTTCAACGCCATGTCAATACCAACGTAGCACTCATCAGTGGTGTTGATGTTGGTTTGTTCCACCAATCGTTCCCATGCACCAACTGGCAACCACGATTCTTGGGAACGCACCCACTGATTCAATCTGAAACGGCGGAAAGACATTTCGCTGGTCTGACGTGAGGACACTTCCATGTCCTCAACATCAAGCAAGCCGAGTGGCAGGTTCGGGTTGGCTTTCTTCCATGCTTTGCGGTCATCAATCTTGCAATCAGGCGGTGCTTCCCACCAATAGAAACCAAACGCATCATCAACAATCTCGTTGGCGGCGACGGACTTGCCGTAGTTGTACAACTGTCCTGCAAGCGTGTCCAAGTCAAAACCAGCAGTGGTGATGCCGATGGTGATTGGGTCAACTCGTGCGCCTGAACCGAGCGTCAATGCGTCCCACAAATCGCTGTTCCGTTGGACGTGCAACTCGTCAAACACAACCATTGATGGGTTCAAGCCCTGTTGCAACTTGCCGTCGCTGGACAACACACGATACACGGCACCAAATCGGGGAACTTCAATGGCATCTCGGTACACCTTGCATTCCGCCGACAACATCGGTGATTGGACAATCTGTTGCTTGGCTTCATTGAACACAATGCGTGCTTGTTGCCTGTCGCCTGCGGCGGAATACACCTCGGCACCTGCTTCACCTGCAAATAGACCATACAAGGCAACAGCAGAACCTAATAGTGACTTCCCTTGTTTGCGTGGCAAACCAATGTACGCACGGCGGAAGCGCAACTTGCCATCATCACGCCGTTCCAACAACGCACCGAGTAGCCACTGTTGCCACTCCGTGAACTCGAGCGGATTACCTGCACGAGTGCCTTTCGTTACTGTCAACCATTGTTCTGCAAAGTCAGCAACCAAATCACCGTCACTCAAACTGTGACGACGAGGAACAAAGAATGTAGGTTGCCACGCCTTCTTAGGCAGTAGTGCGCTTCGCTGCGACACGGTCACGGAACTCCTGCAATCCATCAGTACGCACGCCAGTCACACCAAGTCTGGCACGGTCAGTCGGTGTGAAACCAAGTTGCGCCAAGTTCTGTGCAATCTGCTTTTCCAACATGCGCAAAGCGGCACGCTCACGCCATTCCAGACCAGTGCGAAACATCTTGTCACGCAACAACGTCCGTTCATCGGTCTGCTCACAAACAAGCATCACCAGTTCCGAATCCGTCTCGGCTTTTATCCACGGCGAACCGCTTTCCCAAATCATGTTCCACAACTGCCGACCAGCACCAACGCCACCTGAGCGAGTGGTCATCAACGGACGGTGTGGTTCAGGAATCTCGGTGACCGCCTGTGGCAACGGTGTAACGGCAGTCAACGGCGGCAACTTCCTTTGCCCAGGATTACCAAGGCGGATTTTCTGTTCCACTGGCTTTGGTTTCCGTCCGACTTGCGCCATGCCACCACGGTAGCACCCAAACATCGGCAACGTTTGTACACACGCCGCTTGTGGCAACGCATCAGCAAACCTGTTTCACAAATCGTGTTCATTTCGCAGGGACACACGCTTGGACGGCACAGGGGTGACCAAACCTTGCGCCATGGAAAAATCCGATAAGTCCGTGCGTGTCCGATGCGTGCCAGCCGTCGTGGTTCGTCGCCTGTTGGGTGGGACGTGTTGGGGGGTGGGTGTAGTGCGTGCGTGTGTCTGGCGTGATTGTGGCGTGTCTGTCATCAATCAATGTTGTTTGTTTCCTCGGCGGCTGTTGCATGACCTGTGTGCAGGGGCTAGGGGTGACTGTGGGTTGCCTGCGTCTATGTGGTCGGCTGTCCACGGGTCATTGATGCGTGCGCCTTCGCCGCAAATCCAGCAGGTTGTGGCGGCATCACGGACTGCCTTTGCCCTCTTGCGGTAGTCGCCTGCGTAGTGTGGACGGTTGCGTTGTGCGGTGCGCCGTGTGTTCAGTTGTGTTTGGCATTTCTGGCATCTTGCGCCGTGTGTCGTGGGTGTTCCGCATGTGAGGCAGATACGGGGTGGCTGTGCCATGTGTGTGTCCTTTTTTGGCAACTGCACGCCCCTTTTTTTTCGGTGGGTCGTGCGGTCTTTTTTGGCGGTGGGATACCCCCCCGTCATTTTTTTTGGTGACGGTTGGCAAATGCCACTGATGCGTCACCGATTGTGGCGGCGAGGTCGTGGTCGCCGTATTCAACGAGGCAGTGTGCGAGGTCGTCAAAGGCTTCCAGCATTGTTTGTTGTGCGTATTGTGCCACGTCTGGTTCGTTCATGCGGTCTGATGCTTCAACGCTTATCATCAACGCACGTTTGACGGCGTTGTGCATCTCCTCAAAGTCCATCAGTGACCTTGATTGGGTAGAAGTCGGCGTGCTGTGGCTGATGGTTCGCCAACGTACTTGAATGATGCGGTCACTCTGCCTCGTGATGAAGTGAGGTCACGTCCAACGGTGCTTGTTTTGCCTTGTGCCTGTACTCGTGATGGTTTGCGAACCATTGCCCAGTTGGGATTGTGATTGAGTCCGTTGATTGCGGCAGGGTGGCTGCTGGTTATGTACATTTGTTTGCCGTCTGCCACATACGCTGATGCCACCGTGTTCATCACATGTGTCCCGATGCCTATGCCCTGATAGTCAGGCAGAATCACAATGCGTGCAATGCGTCGGGCGTTCTTCACTTTTGGGTGTGGCATTGCCATGATGGTGCAGATTGCGGCTGGCTGGTCGTCCACAAATGCCACATACGCCGTCCATGACGTGACGTTGCTGTGGTCTAGATAGTGATGACGTGCGAATAACTGCCAAGCGGAACGATGACACCGTTTGATTGTGATGTTGATTGGCGGTCGCCGAAGTGACTCCCATCGGAAGGTGCCAGTGGCAGGCTCGTATGTCCAATCAGGTGTCAACCATTCGGCAATGTCGTAATGGCAGGACACGGCAACAAACTTTTGTCCGTTGCGTCGGACGGTCTTGGCGAGTGCTGTGGAACCAATCTTTGCCACAGTTCTATCAACAACGCTGGTGAACTCGTCCACAACGACCATCTCAGGGTTCTCAGCCAACAGACGTGCCATTGATACACGGAACTGCTCACCATTGGACAGTGTGTGGAACGGTCGCAACCATGCAGGCGGTGACGAGAACCCGACAGACGACAACAGAAGTGCCACGTCCTTCACACTCATCTTGGTTGGGAAAGCGTCAATGACTGCCTTGTTGATGTCCCATTCCATTTTCGGGTCAACGAGGTCGCCAAAGTGTTTGCGTGCAATGGTGGACTTGCCACTGCCTGATGCACCGACAATCAAACCGATGTTCCACGGGCGGCTGGATAGGTCAGGCAGATTGTCAATGATTGTTGTTTGTGCCGTTTTGGCGGCAGGAATGTCAAACATCGCTTCCATCTGAATCACTTTTGGCGTGCGTTCCACGCCACTTTTGAGAATCAGGTTGCTCATACGACGATTGCCCGAACCTTCAAGCCTTCAAGACTCAACTTTTCCAGCAACATTGTCTGTTGGTATTCGTTCTCGCACTCAATGACCACCTCAAACTTCTCACCAAAGTCCACAGGGTCACCGCTTGGGTCAACGCCGTGTGTGCCTGCAAAGTCTTTTGGTGCGAGGTCGTCCAGCAAGTTCTGCAAGTCCTCTGGCTCAAACAACGTGCCTTCCAAACCTGCGCCTTCGGCAAGTTCGGTCAACAGTTCTGCCAATGCGTTGTCATCGTATGAGGCAAGGTCGTTCGCTCGGTTATCTGCCAACAGAATCCTCAATGCTTGTTCGTTGTCGCAATCAACGTATGTCACGGCAATCTTGTCCCAACCAAGTGCCTTTGCGGCTTGATAGGTGTGATTGCCTGCCAGTATGTGTCCTGTTTCTTTCTGCACCACAATGGGTCGGTATTGACCGTGTGCTTCCAAACTGGTCACGATTGCCCCCACGTCGCCTTGTCGGACGTTGCGTGGGTGCGGCGTGAGATTGGCAAGTGGTTGTGCGAGTCGGGCTATTTCTGCCCTGATGTTATGTGCCACGGCATCTCCTGTGTTCGCTATTCACTG